GTCGGCGGTGACGCCGATGGCCCCCTTGAAGTTCGGCGGCACCTGGCCGCCAGGCGCGTACGCGCCGACGGTCTGGAGGCTCTGCGTGATATGCTGCGTGCCGCCGCCGGTGTCGAAGGCGAAGACGGACTCGTTGGTCTGCGGGATACTCGCGTAGCGGACGATGCCCTCCCACAGCAGGTCACCCACCGGCTGGATGGTGACGGTCTCGCGCGGCAGGAAGACCAGGCCGGTGCCGAAGAGGTCGAAGGCCGCCGGGGCGGTCGCGGACAGGGCGGATCGCGCCTGCACGTCGTCGTTGGTGCCGCGGATGTTGTAGCGCAGCTCGGCCGAGGGGTTCTGGCCGGTGGTGACCAGGCGGCTCTCGAACTTCTCCTCGACGGTGACGGGCATGGTCGCTTCGCTCCCTCAGGCTTCAGACTTCAGGCTTCGGGCTTCAGGAGGAGGGATGCAACGGTCCCGCAATCCTGAAGCCTGGAGCCCGAAGCCTGGAGCCTCTCTTCTCACGCAAACGTCAGCCCGCCGATCGACGCGGCCTCGGCCAGGCGCTTCGTGTGGCGGGCGGTCTGCTCCGACGCCCGCGCCGTGCGCTCCATCGCATCGCCGCCGGTGCCCAGACCACGCACGGCCGCGGCGCTGAAGGTGCCGGTGACGCTGATCTTCTGCGCCAGGGCGTCGCCGATGCCGGCCAGGCGGTCTTCGAGTCCTTCGAGCGGGTCGCCGATCTTCCGGCGCGGCGGGCCGCCCTGCTTGTCGGCGGCCTCGCGTTCGGCACGGGCCTTCTTCAATGCTTCGTCGAGCTGCTTGCGGGCCTCGGCCAAAGCGCGGCGGGTCTCCTCCAATTTGGCGTCCGTCTCTTCGCCCAGGCGCTTCTCGGCCTCGTCGAGCTGTTTGCCGATCTCGGCGAGCGTGGCGTCGTGCTCCTCGCCGGCCCGCTCGCGCTGCTGTTTACGCTGCGCCTCTCGTTGGGCTACGGCCGCGTCGCGCTGGCGATCGATCTCGGCGTTCAGGTCGGCCAAGTCCTGGTCGGCCATGCGCTTGGCGGCCTCGGCGTCGAGCGTCTCGTCGAACAGGCCCCACAGTTCCAGCAGCCGCTTGGTGGTCCAGTTGATGGCCGTGTTCCAGGCCTTCTGAAAGCCCGACGTGAAGCTGGTCCAAGTCTTCGAGAGAAACGCTGTCGTCTCGATCCACGCGACCTCGAGGGCGTGGAACACCGTCTCGGCCGTGGCCAGCGCCCCGAACCACATCTTCTGGGCCGTGGAGATGAAGAAGCGCCTGGCCTCCAGCCAGACGCGGTCCAGCGCCGCGACGCCCTGCTGCCAGGCGAGCTTCAGCGAGAGCCAGAGGATCTGCGCCGCCAATGCGATGTCGCCCGCGGCCAAGGCGTCGGCGATCCCGCCGACTACCTTCATGACCGTGGCCTTGAGCGACTGGAACTGCTCGCCGAGCCAGGCCAGGGCATCGGCCCCCGCGCCGCTGACGACCAGCAGTGTGCCGCCCAGGGCGACGACGGCAGATACGACCAGCCCAATCGGCGAGAGCATTGCGCCGAGGACCGACCCGACCACGCCCAGTGCGGTGCCTACACCCGCCGCGATGGAGGCCAACGTTCCCAGCGCCGCGCCGACGCCGGAGATGACGAAGCCCAGCGCGACCAGCGCGAGGCCCACGCCGACGACGCCCACCGCGATCTTCGCGGCGGTGACGATCAGGGCCTTGTTCTGCCTGATCCATTCCGAGACGCGGACGACGGCGCGGGTGACGGCGTTTGTCAACTCGACTACCGTCGGGGCCAGCGCCGAGCCGATCACGAAGACGCCCTGTTTCACGACGCGCCACAGGGTGTGCAGCGTGTCGTTGAGCAGCGCCGCGTCCTTGGCAGTCTGCGTCGAGACGGTCAGCCCTAACCGCCGCGCCTCCTCACGCAGCGCCTCGATGCCCTTGGCTCCATCCTTGATCAGCGGAAGCAGGCGCGTGCCGGACTTGCCGAAGATCTCGATTGCCAAGGCGGCGCGGCGTGTGGGGTCCTCGACCCGGCTGATCCGGTCGGCAATCAGCAGGAACTGCTGCTCGGGCGAAATGCCCTTGAGCTGTTCGACGGTGAGGCCGAGCTGCGCAAGTGCGTCGATGGCGCTCTTCGATCCGCCGGCCGCCTCGGTGATGGCCTTCTGCATCTTGCGGATGCCGGTCTCGAGCGTCTCTAGGTCCGCTCCCGACAGCTCGGCAGCGAAACCGAGTTCCGAAAGCGCCTCGGCGGACAGGCCCGTGCGCGCCGCCATCTTGTCGAGCACGTCGCCGGCCTCGGAAAACGTGCGTACGGCCGCGGCCAACGGGGCAAGCGCCGCAGACGCGATGGCGGTGATCTGCGTGCCGATGGAGCGGACGCCCGCGCCGAAGGCTTGAAGTCGCTTCTGTGCGGCGCGGAGGCCCTTGGTGAGCTTGTCGCTCACGCCGAGTTCGACGAACGCCCGGCCGGCCCGGATGCCCTGCGTGTTGGCCACTCACCTACCCTCCCCGCACGCTTCCGGCCCAGAGTTTCGGCAGCTTGGGGCGCTCCTTCCCGAGGGCAGGCCCCATGAAGGGTCTTGCCCTGATGCGGACGCGTCGCTTGCGGAGCCGGCCGCGCGAGACCTTCGTGATCGTGGTCGTGCCGCCGTGCTCCAGCACACGCGGGGCCTCGGTGGGCTTGTTCAGCTTCGCGGGCCCCACGACGACCGAATCACTGGCTCGGTCGTAACCGAACAAGATGAAGTTGCGGAGCAGCCCGACGTGCGAATGCGGCGGCGAGCCTGGCGGCGCGGAGCCCTTGCGCTTGCGGATGCTGGTCCGTGCGGCGGTGCGGATGAACGCTCCGGCCTTCGACAGCACAGCCCGCCTGGCCTTGTCGACGGCGCGGACGACCTTGCCCCGGTCGAAGAACAGGCTCTTGATCCGCATGTCGATCATGGTGGACTGTTGGGCTGTTTGACTGTTGGACTGTTGGGGCTCGCGGGTTGGGGCTTCTCCGAACAGCCCAACAGCCCAACCGCCCAACAGCCATGTTTTCCGTTCTGCCTGATCCGGGCCATCTCGCGGCGGTGACTGAGCAGCAGCATCAGGCCCATGAGGATCACCTGCCCGACGGGCACGGCGCTGGAATACTCGATACCTTTCCAGCCGCTGGCGTCGATCTGGCCGGTGACGTTGCCTTGGCCGGACTGTTGACTGGCCTGGGCCGTGGTGTGCGATTCAGGCCTGCCCGGCGTCGGCGCGGCCTGCGCAGCTCGCGCGGGCGCGGGCGGACCCGGCCCTGCCTGTGCGTCGCACGCAGACAGGCCGGACATCGACTGCCGCGCCGTTGTGGCCGCGCAGCCGGTGATGGCCAGCGCGCAGCACCCCGCGAAGAGAATGTGACGCGCGCTGGTCACGGGTGAGCCTCGCCGGGAGCCGTCGCGGGGGCCTGTTCGTCCTTGTTCGCCGGCTGCGACTCGGGCGGCGCGTTCCGCGAGAACGGGCTCGGCTCGGTCTCTTCCCCGCCTGCGCTGGTAACCTGGAGCTGGCCGGCGATGCCCTCGACGCCCACGCTGGCGCGGCCCTCGATGCCCACTACCCACTTGCCGGCGAAGTTCACGACATACGTCGGGTTGATCCCCTGCGCGCCGGCCTGGATCGTGAGTTGCTCCACGCCCTGCGACAGCCCCTGCTTGACCGCGGGGATGATCGCCTGATCCGCCAGCTTGCTGGCGAACTCCTCGATCGGCGGCTTGGCGTTCAGACTCGCGCAGCCGGTGACGCACGCACCGAGCATGGCGAGCAGACTGTGACAAACGATGGTCTTCCGTGACAACATTGCAACACCTCCCTGTGTTCAAATCTGCTCCGGCACCCTGCCGCGCAGAAAGACATCCTTCAGCACTTCGACACCGACCTTCAGCGGCGCGACTCGCCTGGCGAACGGATCGAAGTCGCCCGGCTTGAAGGCCCGCGTCTTCTTCGGATCGCGGTGGGCGTTGGCGATCAGGGCCAGCAGCGACGACGTCCGCGCCCATTCGTCCCGCATCCGGGCCTCGGCCATCGCCAGCAGTTCCCGCAACGTCAGCCGGCCGGGGTCGACGCCGGCGATCCCGGCGCAGCGCCAGACGAGGGCCCAGCATTCGCCAGCGCTTGTTCGACCACCTTCTCGATGTTCACGCTCTCGATCCGCGCTTCGATCAGGTCCCTCGCCCTGTCCATCACGCGCCACGTCGTCGCCAGCACGCGCCCGAGGTTGGCCCGGTCCCTCGGGCTCGGGGAAAAACCCACGAGCTCCTCCAGCAAGGCCTTGGTCGCGTGTTCGATGGCGTCGCCGGCCATTGCCCGGCCGAAGTCTTCGTCGCTGACGTTGCGCGTGTCCGCCTCCGGTTTGCAGACGGCGTAGACCACGTCGCACAACAGCACCGGGTCGCGGATCAGCTTCTCGATCAGCTTGCCCTCGACGATCTCCAGCAGGTCGATGTCGAGCAGCCCGCGGACGCGCTTGATCGCGTCGACGTTGATCGCGATGGTCCAGGTCCGCCCCGCGTTGTCGGTGAAGGTCTTCATAGTCGCTTCGCTCCGGGCTGTTGGGCTGTTAGACTGTTGGACTGTTGGGAGGACCACCATGCGCGACCATACGAAGCTTCAAGCTTTCCAGGCGGCGGACGAGTTGGCGTTGCTCGTCTATCGAACCACGCAGTCCTTTCCCCGCGAAGAGCAATTCGGATTGACCGCGCAAATGAGACGGGCGGCCGTGTCAGTCGCATCGAACATCGTCGAAGGCTGTGCACGACAAAGTGAGGGTGACTACATCCGGTTCCTCGATATGGCGTTCGGCTCGCTGCGCGAGCTGACTTATCAGGCATCACTCGCCCATCGGCTCGGCTATGTGCCGAACGACGCATTCCAGTCTCTTGACGCTCAATGCACATCGGCCTCAAAGCTCCTCGCCGGACTGATTCGCGCTCTGCGCGAGTGACCAGCATCCCAACAGCCCAACAGTCCAACAGCCTCCTCCTCAAATCCAACTCGGCGGCGTGGTCGAATACGTGACCTTCGCCGTCACGCTGACGGTGATCGCCTCCTCCAGCGCCTCGTTGCGAGAGAATCCGGTGATCATGAAGTCCGCCTGGAGGCCCGATCCGCTCGCGCCATCGAGCACCTGGAAACCGATCGGGGCGTTGGTGAGAAAGGCGTTCTTGATCGCGGCGAATCCGGCATCGCCCGTATCCCAGACCATCTCGAATTCGACGGTGGCCTCTTTGAGCGTGGCGACGATGGCCCGCCAGCCGGAATTGGCGCGGGTGGTGACATCGGCCTCGCCGGTCTCGAGGCTCAGCGTCACGTCCTTGACGTCGGCCAGTTCCGTCCAGGCCCCACCGCCGCCCTGACCGCCGGTCTTGAAGTTGAGTCGGGCATCCATGCCCAGCTTGATCGCCATTACGTCACCTCTTTCAGGCTGTAGGCCGGAGACTGGAGAACGGAGGTTTCAGTTTGCTCGCGCCGCGTTCGACTCGCGCGCCTCCAGCCTTCAGCCTCCAGTCTCCGGTCTCATTACCCCGTGCCGACCACCAGCGCCATGTCGCCGGCGCTGCCCTTGACCTCGATCCGCGAGATATCGACGCCGAAGAACGTCGCCGACACGCCTTTGGACCACAGCGACGTCGGGCCGCCATCGACGCGCACCTGGAGCGCCCCGGCGTTCAGCGGGCTGGCGATGAGCGTGGCGACCAGCACGGTCCGGCTGTCGGCCAGCTTCTGCCAGTTCGTGGTGATCGAGTACGACTTCATGAAGATGTTGCGCATCGCCGCATCCCGCTCAGAAACCCATCCCGAAGAACGCGCCCGAGCCGCCGCCGTTGCCGCCCGGCGGGGGCGGCAGCTTGATGACTCGCCGCGAGATTCCGCCGGTCACCAGCACCGAGTCCGGCGAAGTTCCCTTGACCTCGATCCGCGACAGATCGACGCTGATCAGCGTGGCCGATACGCCCGCCGGCCAGAGCACGGTGGGCCCGCCATCCACGCGGAACTGCGCGTTCTGCGCATTCGTCGACGCCGTGGTGATCGCGGCGGTCAGGACCGTCCGCGTGGCCGCCAGCTTCTGCCACGTCGCCGACAGCGTGATCGAGCGGATGAAAATCGGGGCCACGGCTGCTCACCTCCGCACCCGATACGTCACGGTCAGGACGCTCGTGAACACGCGCTGCTGGTCCAGGTGCTCCGGAGCGAACACCGGCTCGTTGGCGATGGAGACGAATGCTGCCTCCGGCGCATCGTCCAATCGCTTCTGCCGCAGGTGGTCGGCGATCTGCTCGATCAGGTCCACCAGCGTGTCCATCTCCGCGTCATCCGCGATCTTCTTCTGCACGCCGATGTCAATGGCGCAGTCGAAAAAACCGCTCTCCCGCGTCGCGTTGCTGATCGTCACCGACTTGGGCACGACACTGACCTTCAGCGCCGCCAGGTCGGCCAGGTCGAAGGCGGGCTGATAGCGCCGCTCGGCGGCAAGCGCCGGGTCGAATGGCCCGGCGTTCAGGGCGGCGGTCACGGCGTCGGCGATGTCCAGGATCGTGCTCACGGTTGATGGCTCCCATGCACGCGCGATCCGCCGTGGATTCCTTCGAGGTAGGCAACCCGGCGCTCGATGGCCTGGTACTCAGCCCTCAGCGCCCGGGCCTCGACGATCAGCTCGTCCAGCCGCTTCTCGACGTGGTCGAGCTTGGTCGTCACCACGCCCCACTGGACGGTGAACGCGGACACCGCGATCACCGCCGTGAGGATGACGCCGGCCCAGCGCGACAGGCCGTTGAACTTTCCGTTGCCCGCGTTCATGGGCCCTCCGTCGCCACATGCTTCGTGTGAATCCGCAGCGTCCGGCGATACGGATCGCTGTACCGGAATGGCGGCTCATTACCCGGGGCCATGACCTCGTAAACGAAGGTCTTCGCGCCATCGGCCTCGCGGATGCGGTCTCCCGTCTTCGGCAGTGTCTGCACGCCGGCGATCACCAGGTCCGTTGTCAGCACCAGATAGTCCCGCGACTCGATCTTGTGGATCACGCCGAAGTCGTCGGCCTGCTCGAACTCGGTCCTGCCGATGGTCGCGGCGACATCGACCAAGTCATTGCCGCGCTGGTACGTCACCATCCGCGTCATGTGGCGATTCCGCTGGTCCTCCAGCCACGCCGAGCCTTGTTCGAGTACGTCCGTCATCGCGCCCTACGCCCTCATCCCTGCGACACCAGCACGCGCACATACGCGGCGTTGTCGTCCGCCGTCTTGATCGCCTTGCCCAGGTACTTGTTCGCCCCGCCGCCGTCGGACAGGTCGCCCGTCTGGCGCGACGCGTTCCAGTAGACCTTCGTGCCGGCGCGAATCTCCGTTGCGACGCCCGTCGATTTCGGGATGTCGAAGATGCCGGCGATGGTCAGCGGCCCCGGCGTGTCGGCGCGGATGTCCCGCCGCGCCACGCCGACCAGCTCGCCCTGGACGATGATCTCGCCGGCGGCCACGTCGTAGGCCGGGATGTGCTCGATCACGCCGCCGCGCTGGACGAACCGCGCCCGCATGGGCCGCCTCCTACTGCGTCAGCCGCACCCGGACGAACATGCTGGTGTCGGGGGCGGTCCGCACCGCCTTGCCGACCAGCTTGTTCGCCCCGGCCCCGTCGCTGGCCGTCCCGACCTTGTTGTTGGCGTCCCAATACACCTTCGCCCCGACGGTGATCTGCGTGCCGCTGCCGGTCGCCTTGGGGATGTCGAAGACGCCCGACACCGCCAGCGACCCCTGCGTGTTGGCCCGGATGTTCCGCCGGGCGATGCCCACCAGGTCGCCCTGCACGACCACCTCGCCAAGGGCGACGTTGACCGTCGGGACGAAATCCACCGCCAGCCCGCGCTGCACAAATCTTGCCGGCATTGCTCGAACCTCCTATTGCAACATCCGCACGCGGACGGTCGCATCCGCGTCCGCAGCGGCCTTGATGCACTTGCCGATCAGCTTGTTGCCCGTCGCCGTGGTCGTGGCCACGTTGTTCGCGTCATCCCAATAGCAGTTGGCCCCGGCGCTGATCGCCGTGCCGCCGCCCGTGGCCTTGGCGAAGTCGAAAACGCCGGACACGGCCAGCGCCCCGAGCGTATTGGCCTTGATGTCCATCCTGGCCACGCCGACCAGCTCGCCGATGACGACCACGTCACCGGCAGCCACGTCCGCCGCCGGTGTGTAGTCAATCGAATTGCCTTCGTGTCGAAAAACCGCCTGTGGCATTTTGAATCCTCCGGATTCAGACTGTTGGGCTGTTTGACTGTTGGACTGTTGGGGCCACGCCTTCGCGCCAAACAGCCCAACGGCCCAACAGTCCAGCAGCCTTTGTTTACGCCTCGCCCTTGACCTTGACCGCGGCGCGGAAATCCTGCATGGCGACGCCGAAGTCGAAGTAGCCGCGCCACTGCATGCCCAGCACGTTGAAGTCGCTCTCGCCGCTCTCAATGGTCGGCGTGCGCTTGCCGCGCAGATACGCGATCTCGATGGCCGCCACGTCCGCCGGGTTGGCGAACAGGTACCAGGCCTTCGGGCTGCCGCCGGCCAGGTTCTGGGCGTTCAGGTACGGACTGGCGATCGGCTTCCACTTACCCGTGTGCGGATTGGCCGCCGGTTTGGGCTTGCCGACGTCCGTCGTCTCGTTGATCCGCGTCTCGGTCATCAGGAGCTGCGCCGTCACCTTCAGCGACGTGGGCACCAGCAGGACCGCAGAAGTAACCAGGATCGGTTTGCCATCCGCGTCGGTCTGGTTGGCGAACAACTCTTCCGCCAGGGTCAGTGCGTCGATGGACAGGAACGTGTCCACGCCGGACAGGAAGTTCTTGTTACCCACCGAGAAGAAGTTGTTCGGGTTGGAGAGCAGCAGCTCGAAGACCGCCTGCTCGCGGGCCAGGGCCGACATGCGCCCGATGATCCGCGGGATCTGGAGAAACGCCCCGAGGTCGTCATTGATGATCATCTGCCGGGTGAGGGCGATCATCCGGCCATAGGTCTCGATGCGATTCTTGTAGGACTCCTCGGTCAACGTGGTGTGCTTCAGCTCTCCGTCGGGACCGACCTTCTCGAAGACGCCGCTTCCCGTCATGCGATAGCGGGTGACCTCCTTGAAGTCGTTGACGTCCGTCTCCGAGCAGAAAAAGCCCACCGCGCTCTCGACCGCCTCGTAGGCAGCGAGCATGGCTTTGTTGGCGACGTTGGAGAGGATGCCCGACAGCGAGATGGTGGAGAACCCGCCGGCCGCCTCGATCAGCCGCTTGTTGGCGGCGAACGCCGCCCCGATGGTCTCGTTGTCCACCCGGCCGGGGCGCACGTAGTCCCCGGCCGCGCGGATGACCTCATACACCAGCGTGTGCAGGCCCGCCCCACGCAGCTCGCGCGACAGCGCCGCGTTCATCGTCCGCTCGTCATACCAGGTGCCGACCTGCTTTTCGGGCAGACCGGCCGACAGGCAGAGCGCCGCCTCGATGGCATTGGCGGTGATCTGGTCGGAGCCGCGGCGCACGCCGCTGACGCTGGGCCGCTCGACGCGGAGCACCTCCAGCTCCGTCCGTGTGACGTCCCAGCCCTCGGCGATGGCCTGGGACTCGATGTCGGCGTGCTTGCCGGCGCAGATACGGCGGATCTCGGCGATACGCTTCGTCTCTGCCGCGGCCTCGGCGCGGAGCTGTGCCGTCACGCTGCCGACGTCATTGGGATCATCCCCTGCGCCCTCGGCTCCGGGGTCAGTCCCCGCCTCGGTGCCTCGGGCCTGCTCAGATTCATACATGGCCTTAAGGCCTTCTCGCTGCGCGTCTGTCAGATCGGCCGCGACGAAGCCCTTGGCCTCTACCCACTTCTCGAAATCCATTGTGACCTCCTTGTCACCTTGTGCCGTTGCCGCAACCTGGGCGCTGGTGTCTTCATCCGCGCCCAAGGCCACGAAGCTGACCTCGCCGAGCGTCGCCCTCCTGGCGACGTGGATCGGTCCCTCGAATTCGCGCCCGTTGGCCTGCGTCTTGCGGCCCTTGGCCACGAACTCCACCCGCTCGGCGAGGGCTCCCAGCGACGCTTGCCAGGGAAAGCCGTTGCGGCTGCTGTCGATGATCTCCCGCGCGATCGGACCAGCGCCCGAAATGACGCCGGTCACGAGCAATTGCGATCCTTCAATGCGCACCGAATCGGTATGGCCGACGATCAGGCTGCGGTTGTGATCCTTCAGGATGGGCCGGCTGCGGGCGCTGACTTGCAGCCCAGCCAGATCGATCACCACCGGATGCGGCCAGCCGGCTAGCGCCATCGCGCCGCCGGTGTAGGCCGTCATGCTGAATCGGCGCAGCGCCGGCTTGTGGCCTTCGCCCGCGCCCTCGACATTGGCCCATTCGCCGACGGGAGCGCAAAGATTCAGCACGCGCCCTGCGGCAACGGCCTTGTTCGCGTGAATCCGTCTCGTCCGATCAGTTCTCGCCATCGTCCCCGGCCTCCTTGCCGATGGGCACCGGCTGTTCGATGGTCAAACCCAGTTCCTGCATCAACGCGACCTCCTTGGCGCGCTGGCGTAGTTCCGTCTCCCAGTCCAGCCCCTGCTCGGCGTACTCGCGGGCCAGCGTGGTCGTATGACTCTGGAGTCTCGTCGCTTGAGCGCTGGCCTCCTTGACGGGATCGACGTGCTCGTTGCCATCCCAGAACCACTGGTGCGGCAACTCGGCGTCGCGGAGTCGCGCCGATTGCGGCAGCAACCCCTCGACCAGCACGGCCTCGCTGATCCACGCGGTGAAGATGCGATCGAGCACGACCAGCCCGATGTGCTCCTGCTCGACGCGAATCGATTTGAAGTAGGTCTGGTGATCCAACCGCCCGGAGGCGTAGTTGTAGCCCGACGAGTTGGCCGCCGCGACGTTGAACGGCATGTTCAGACAGCGGGCGATCTCGTTGAGAATCTCCTTCTTGAACTCGCCATAGGTCGTACTCGGCTGTTCGGCCTGGACTTGCGCCATCTTCCAGCCGCCGGGCATGGTCAGCAGGCTGCGGGCCTCCAGCTCGATGGCGTCCATCGGCTCGACCGATTCGGCCTGGCCGTCGGGTGGGGCGTCGGTGTAGAGGATGCCCGCGAAGTCGGCTGCGGTTTCGGCGGCACCCAGCACAGCGAGCGTGTAACGTCGCAGTTGGGCGAACAGCGGCAGCGCCGGAGTGATGTCGGGAATGCCGCGACTCTGGCCCGGCCGATCGGCACGGAAGTAATGAATGACTGACTCGGCCGGCACGCGGTCGTAGTCGAGTCCCAGCCCGCGGCCGCGCGTATCGCCGGGATGCTGCTTCAGGACGTGGTACTCGACGGGGTTGCTGGCCGCGTCGAACACGATCCCGTCGATGGCGTTGTCGTCGAGAATGGACAGATCGGGCGTTGTGACCTGGTCAGCCTCAATCAGCCGCAGGTCGAGCCTGACCGCCGTGGGGAGTTTCGGGTTGCTGGCGAGAATGGCGAAGGCCTCGCCGTCCGTGGCCCGCGCCATCCGCATCGTGCGGAGCTTGTCCGCCAGACCGACCGCCTTCGCCCAGCGCATGAATTCGCGCTCGATCCGCTGGTTTGCCTCGCCGTCGTCACTGAGTAATTGCAGGCGCGGCCCCGTGCCGATCACGTCGTTGGCCAGCGTCAGCACGATGCCCTTGGCGTAGCTATTGTTGGCGACTTCGTAGCGGGCCCGGTTGCGAAGCAATCGCCGCACGTCCGGTGACGCCGCCGCGTCGGCGCTGAGGCAGTCGGCGTTGGCCCAGTGGCGGCGGTTTTCATCGTTGGTGACGGCCGCGTCGTAGCGAGCGCGGATGAATCGTGCAGCGCGGATGATCGCACCTGCCTGCGTCGCGGATGACGCGACAGGCAGGTCCCGCCGCATCGGCTCCCGCTTGCTCGACTTCGTCCGCAGCCAACCGAACATCACACGCTCCCCGGCGGCACCAGCTTGGTAAACCGCACGCCCCTGGTTGGGTTCTTCACTGCGTCCTTGGATGCCAGATACCGATCCGCCTCGATCTGCTCGGTCAGCGAATGCTGCTCGACGCTGCCCGAGTCGCCCTGGGCGCGCTTCGGCCCTGCGGCGTTCTCGCGGATGGCGTCTTCGATGGTCGGGTCGTCGGGCATCGACGCACTCGGGTCAGTTCAGGATGGGCACCATCCGCCGGCGGTGCCGCCGCTCGCGTCGCGCGAACGTGTTCACCGCCCGCGCCGGATTGCGGCCCTCCAGCAGCGCCAGCCAGGCCTCCTGGACGGCGTCCTCACGATCCAGGCCGACCACCAGGCGCAGCTCCAGCGCCAACCTGCGGTCATCCCGCAGCGGCGCAAGCTCGTCTGCCGTGCCGGCACAGGCGGGCACGCGGTCGTTGGCGTGTCGAGAAACGCCGTTCATCCACCCTGTACCGACACGAGAAGGGGTTGCTGTGCGCGGTTTTGACGTTGAGAGAAGCAGATTCTTCGATAGATCAAATGCTGGTTCGATAGATCGAACGGCTACGAGGCCGATTCGCGCGTCGTAATGCGCTTGCCGCAGTGGCGGCACTCGCGCAGGCGCATCACCACGCCGTTGGGCAGGCGCTTCAAGTACACGACGCGGAAGTGTTGGCAGCCGCAGGCGCGGCAGACGAGCCCGGCCTTCTGGCCGGCGACGACTTCATCGCGCTGTTTGATCCGGGGCATCTACCGCCTGCTCCTCTGCAACTCGGACAACTTGATTCGCGGACGCGGCGCGGGTCGGGCGTCGGTGCCGAACAGCACGGTCCCCTGGATCGATGCGGCGACGGCGCAGCCGACGAGGCAATCGAGCCAGTGGTTGTCGAGGCCGTCGACGCGCAGCTTCCATTCGTCCACGGTGCGGCCGCGGCCTTCGGTCTTCACGCGGTATTCGCTGGTCAGGTGGTCGGCGAGCAGGCGATGCTGGTCGACGGGCGAGACGCCCACCCTACCCGCGCGGCCGAACAGCGACAGGCAGCCGGGGTCGCCCATCGGCACCGCCAGCCGGGCGTGCACGAACGACTTCCAGTAGTTCGTGTCGAACACGACATGCCGCGTGGCCCGTTTGCCGGTGATGACCGGGATGCGCCAGTTGAGCCCCACGCGGTCGCCGCGCTTGCGCTTGTACTCGCTGAACGGAATCGACGACGCCCCGACGTATCGCCCATGCGACGGCATGACCACGCTGGCAAACTTGCTCTGCCGGCAGAACTGGTACACCACGTCCGACGAGCTGCCCCAGTTGGCGTCGATCAAGCAACGGTCGATCCGCACCATCGCGCCATGGTCGCGCCGCCACTCGCGCCCGAGCGTCGCATCGGTCAGTCGTTCGAGGCCCGCGTAGATCGCACCTTCCAGCCCGGCCCGTGAAGCCATGCTGGCCAGGGTGCGCCGGATGTCGCGCAGCGTGAAGTACTGCTCGCGCTGTTCCGGTTCGGTGCCGTAGTCGATGACGTAGCCGGTGAAGTCGTCCTCCCACGCCGCCACGAGCCAGAACAACGCCTTGCCCTGCACGTCGATGAACATGGTCAACGCCGTCGCGCCCAGCGGCACCTCGCCGCGCTTCAAGCCATTGACCTTCGCGGCGATCTGGTCGGCGGTCAGCAGATCGTCATCGACCTGCTCCTCGGGAAGCGGCTCGTTCTGGTACTCGGCCCAGAATGCGGCCTCGCCTCGATCCAGTTTCAGATTCACCGCGTGCTGGATCGCGGACAACTCGTCGGGATGGTGACGCTGCGGCCAGGCGACGTTCGCACCCTCGTCCATCGCCTCGCGGTTCTGCCGGTAATGCTCCGTTGCATCGGCGATGCCGCGGTCGGCCCGCATGCCTTCGCGCCAGAGTTCGGCGTACTTGGCCCACAGCGCCTCGTTCATCGGGAACGAGTACACCATCTTCGTGCGTTCGCCCTGCCACTGCGGATGCTTGTCGCGGTCGAGGATGCGGTCGGCCAGATCGTCGGGGCGCACGACGGTCAGCGTCATCAACCCCGCGATCTTGCGCCCTGGCCCAGCCAGGCCGAGGATCGCGCCGGCGAGGATGCGTTCGCGCGTTACGCATTGCGACGGCGAGCGCGCCGATTCATCCGTCTGCGGATCGTCGATCAGCACCAGCGACGGCCGCACCGAAGACCCGTCCACGCGCTTGTGCTTCATGCCGCGAATGCGGCCGGTGATGCCGGCCACGCGGATAATCGCGCCGCTAGCTTTGCTGTCTGGCATCGTGGGCAGCACGATCTCGCGTGCCGTCCAACCGATGTGCGTCTGCTTGCCCTGGTAGAGCTGCCCACCGGCGCGCTGGTGAATCCCCTCGAGCGCCCGAATCGGGAACACGACCTCGGGGAAATCCTCCAGCAGCAGCTCGTTGTTCTCCAGTTCCGCTTTGATTGACTCCAGCATGTTCGCGGCGTGCTCTTCGTCGCTGCCGATCAGCGCGACGAACTCGCGGTGCCCGTAAACCAGCGCCCACAGACAGGCGGTCTCACATAGAGACGTCTTGCCGCTGCCGCGCGGCATGGCCATTGCGAACAGCCCGCCTTCAAGCACGGCCTGCTCGATCTTGGCGACGACCTTTAGGTGGTCGGGCGACCAGGGCAGGTGAAACGTCTGCGGGAAGTACTGCTCGCAGAAGAAGCGGAAGTCGCGGGCCGCCCGAACCTTCCGCTCCGAGTTTACGACAGGGGGCATCTCGCCGATGTCGCGGCCGCTCAGCGACAGCTCGATGTTGCGCTGCCGCGCCCGCTCCTTGTGAGCCTCGTAGCCGGTCAGGCCCCCGGGCTCCGGCTTGGGCTTGTGCCGCTCGCTGACCAGCCACGCGACGTACCGCAGCAGGTCGATGTTGCGGGGGTCGGCCGTTGACGTGATCCGCAGCCCGGCGCGCGTGCGGTGCCGATGCAGTTGCCGCTCGCCGATGACTTCGCCGAGCGGCGTGCTGTTCAGCAGCTGCACGAGTTGCGTCGGTCGAAGGCGGCGCGGGTCAATCGTCACGTCCGGACATCTCCCGAATCAGCCATGCGGCGTACCACACAAGGTTGATCGTCCCGTCGGCGTTCGTCGGCGCGCCGGCGTCGACGTCCGCCTGGATCATCTCGGCCGTGACGCGCGTTCCGCCCGCAGCGCTGAGCAAGCGCGCCGCGTCGGCCACGGGCAGCGCCGTGGGGTTCAGCGTGGGTCTGTTAGGTTGGGTAAAGACGTCCCCTGGCATTACGCCGCCCTCCGCCAAGCAGGCACACACCTTGCCTGCGGCCCGTCGCCCCAAGGCAGTCCGTGTGCCTGACATGGCTGAATCTCGCGTCGGTACATGGAAAAGAATCTGCGAATTCCGGCCGGAATTGCGGCCAGATTCGCTTGATCCCGTTCGCGGAACTTGCCCTCATGTGGTTGTACGCGATGGGTGTACCCAACGCGAAGGAGATGAACATGACGAAGAGGAACGACACGACACAAGACCTTCGAAACCTGCCGGCGGGAACGCTGGTCGTATCCACGCTCGACGGCGAACCCGGCCGGATCGTCGAGGTCTGCACGCAAAACCGCAGCCGCACGAAGGCGACGTCCTACGTCGTGCTGACCAACGACGGCCGCGAGATCTGGGATGTCAGCGACATCATTCTGCCCACGAACGACTGATCGAAAGGAGCATCGACCGTGACTATCAAATGCAGGACCAGAGAGTTCAAAACCTACGAAGAGGCGGAGGCCTACGCCGACCAGCGGGGCGGTGCCGCGCTGAGCATGCCCGGAGGCCGATTTCTGGCGATCAGCGCCCGCGATTGCGAACGCATCGACAAGGTCGGCGGACCGGAAACCGCGCGGTTCATCGGCCGGCGGCTGCGCGGCGGGATTCGAATCATCGCGGTCGGCCGCTGATCGGCCGCCGCACGAGGAACGACCATGACCATCGAGTTCCAGGCAATCGACTTCGAGACGGCCCACGAGGCCATTCAGTGGACCGAGGCCGACGGGCGCGGCGTGGCGATTCTGCTCGACGGCCCGAAGGTGGTATCGCAGGCCGACGCCGACCGCCTCGAAGCCGCCGGCGTCGAGTTCGCGTACCTGCATGACCACGAGATGCCGGACGGCAGCCACCGCATCGTGACCGTCCCGGTGAACTGAGCGACAACGCCGCGTCGCGTTGACGCGGCAGAACAAGGCGATTGCGAACAGGAGAACCTCATGAAGAAAGACCAGGTCCAGATTGGCGGGACGTATGTCGCCAAGATCTCCGGCAGGCTTGCTACGGTGCAAATCGATGCGGAGAGCCGGTTCGGAGGTTGGGACGCCACGAACGTCTCGACCCACCGCAAGGTTCGCATCAAGAGCGCCCAGCGACTGCGCCGCGACGCGGCGACGTTGGCGAGCACAGAAGCGCCCGTTGTCGCCGATCTGCCGCCGCAGGACATCGACGAGCGGATCGCTGTTGCGCCGCCCAGCATCGTGCCCTACGAACAGCGACGGGCCCACGCCGAGGCGGCCGACGACGACGGGCCGCGATACGACCCGTCGCGCTGCGCGACGAAGCGCTGCCGGGGTACGCCCGTGATGACGTACCTCGAACGACCGCTGTGCCAGGCGTGCTGGGAACGGCACTGCCGCGAGGAACAGTCCAGCGAAGTCAGTGAGAACGCCTGCCTGCCGGCAGGCACGGCGGACGACGCGTGTCGCCCGACCGGGGAACCGGAAGCCCCAGAACAGGAGAACGAGATGTCCAAGAAGATGTCCACGAAGAAGCAGTCCACCAAGAAGCAGACCAAGGCCCCGCCCGTCGCGGCGAAGGCCAAGGCCGAGAAGAAGGCCGCCGCGCCGAAGGCGAAGGCGACGACGGACCAGAAGCCGAAGCGCGTCAGCGCCCTGGATGCCGCTGCCGTGGTCCTGAAGAAGGCCGGCAAGCCGATGCGGGCCCAGGAACTGATCGCCGCGATGGCCGAGCAGAACCTGTGGACCAGCCCCGGCGGCAAGACGCCGCACGCGACGTTGTACGCCGCCATGATGCGCGAAGAGCGCGAAAAGAAGGGCGAGGCCCGGTTCAAGAAGGTGGACCGGGGCCAGTTCGCGTTCAACGGCTAGGCACATTTCATTCACCTCTCCAACGCCTCCGCGACGACGGGGGCGTTGCTCCGGCCTCCAAGCCAACCCGCCCGTACCGATGACATGCATTGGCCAATCCGCGCTGGTAGGATTCCATCGTCTGCACAGAACGATGATCACTTGGGGCGGCCTACGAGGTGAACTATGGCGCGAATCCGCATTGCAAGCCGGCTTGGCGGCGCACCTCGACGACCCAATTACCTTCGCGTCTTCGTCCTGGAGTGCCCCAACCCTCTGGATGCACTTGAGGGCCGCTCCGAGGGACCTGCGTTGGCTGCGATCGGAAAACTGATCGGCCATGAGGTGATTACCTTTTTCGTGCGGTCCAAGCGTGAACTCAAGGAGACTTGCGGATACGTCGCGAGCATCGATGCCGGCAGCGGGCCGGACCGTCCGCTTTGCCTTCACATCAGTGCCCACGGAAACAGCCAAGGGCTCGGCTTCGGCGGTGACACAGTCGCTTGGACGGAACTCAGTGAAGCAATCACGGCATTCATAAGTCCCGCCATGCAGCACAAGGGAAAGCGAATAATCGTTCTTTCCGCCTGCCATGCGGACAAGCAGCAGCTTACGACGACGATTCAGAAGATCATCAAGTCTGGAAATAACGTCTCGCCTCCGAAGTACCTTTTCTGCGCATCCGGGAATGTCGCATGGCAGAACGCTGCGGTGGGATGGACGTTGTTTTATCACCTGCTCCCGGATGTCAACCTCGACAAGAAGGAGGCTGTCCAAGGCGTCTTGAACAAGATCAAGTCCGTCGGAGTCGCGCAGTTCGTTTACTTTCGCTGGGATGAATCGAAGAAGCGCTACCTGCGATTCGCGGCGACGTGAGAGCCCACGACTATTCGACAAAGGTGTAATCATGCTCAGCTCTCCACCGCCGCCACTTCGATTCGCTCCGCCTTCCGGCCCGTGAACTTCTCCCATCGCTGCACGATCACGTCTGCATACAGCGCATCAAGCTCCATCAAGAACGCCCGACGCCCGGTCTGCTCGGCGGCGATCAGCGTCGACCCGCTGCCGCCGAACAGGTCGAGCACGTTCTCACCGGCGCGCGACGAGTACTGCATCGCCCGCACGGCCAACTCGACCGGCTTCTCGGTCAGGTGGATCATGGACTGCGGGTTGACCTTCTTGACCGACCAGACGTCCGGCACGTTGTTCGGCCCGAGAAAGACGTGGGCCGCACCCTCGCGCCATCCATAGAATGCCCACTCGTGGTTGCCCATGAAGTCCTTGCGCGTCAGCACCGGATGCTCCTTGACCCAGATGATCGCCTGCGAGAAGTACAGGCCGCAGGCCTTCAGCACCGGCGGATAGTTGCCGCAGTTGGCGTAGCCGCCCCAGATGTAGAAGCCGCGCCCGGGCGCGAGTACGCGGGCGATGTTGCCGAACCACGCGTGCAACAGCTTGTCGAACTCCCCGTCGCTGACGAAGTCGTTGGCGAGCGGCCGGTCCTTCGGGCGCAGCTTCGTCGTGGTCGCTTTCTTCACGCCCTGCCGTGCGACATCAAAACCCTGGTGATGCATGAGGCCCGGCTCGCCGAACGACGACAGCCCGGCGGCGATGGCGTTGTTGCTGCGAGGCTCGACCCGCACGTTGTACGGCGGATCGGTGTTGACCAGATGGATCGCCGCGCCGTCGAGGAGGTGATTCACGTCGGCGGCGCTGGAGCTGTCGCCGCACAGCAACCGGTGCCCGCCGAGCACCCACAGGTCGCCCGGTTGCGTGATCGCCTCGTCCGGCGGCTCGGGTACGTCGTCCGGGTCGGTCAGCCCCTGCTTCACGCCGGGGTCGAGCATGACGGCCAGCTCGTCGGCGTCGAATCCGAGTAGCGACCAATCAATGCCGGCGTCCTTCAACTCGGCCAGCTCGATCGGCAGCAGTTCGAGGTTCCACTCCGCCAGCTCAGCCGTTTTGTTGTCGGCGATGCGGTACGCCCGAATCTGTTCTGGCGTCAGGTCCGTCGCCAAGTGGACCGGCACCTCGGTCAGTCCCAGCTTCTGCGCCGCGCGGTACCGCGTATGCCCGCAGACGATGACGCCGTCCACGTCAACAACGATGGGTTGGCGGAACCCGAATCGCCGAATCGATTCGGCCACGGCGTCCACCGCCGCGTCGTTCAGCCGCGGGTTACCTGGGTACGGTTTGATGTCGGCCAGCGGCCGGAGTTCGATGTTCACGTTGACCTCCTTGTCTCGCCTTGCGGCCCATCCGTCAGGCCGCGTTGTTCGCACTCGTCGCGGCTACGCGCCGCGTCCCCTTGGCTCCAGACGCGCAGGAACGCCGCCGCGGGCCAACGGGGCGGCCAGCCGTAGGCCGGTACGCTCCGGCGGCGTCCGTCGGCCCACGGCCCAACGGGGCGCGTCCTGGGGCGGCTTGGCCGGCACTCGGACCGTTGAAAGAAAGTCTGTCTGGATTCGCGGCTGTTCCCGCGGGCCTCGGCGGCCGTTCTCGGCCGGGTAGGACCCGCAACGCCTGCAATCCCCCGCAATACACGCACGCCGGAACGAAGTTCGTAAGGTGGCGCGCGTCGAGTACTATTCGACGCGCGACCTGCACTACCGACGCGTCGTCGCGTCGAGTAGTGCAAGGGGGGGTTATAGGGGGGGACTACTCGACGCGCGACGCGCCGTACCCGTTGTGCCCTGACTCGCAACGACTGCAACGGCACGAAAAAGCGGCAATGGTTCACGTTTCGCTCTCCGGTGCGCTTGTCGGAACGGATGCGAAGCCGACCGGGCAACTCGGGTTCTTCGGCCGCCAGCGGAATACCAGCCCCTTCGCCTCGGCCTGTTGCAGCAGCTTTTCCGCCTTCCAGCCCGACAGCCCCGCAACACTAGCCGCCGCGACGATCTGCGCCCGGGTGCGTGGTTCGTCGGTGACGAAGCTGTGTGCGAACGTCGCAGCGTCCCATTCAACCACAGGCTCGTCCGGTTGATCGTCGTCGAGGTTCGCGGCCGGGCGTTTCAGACGTCGCGGTTTTTCCACGCGCAGCGCCGTGGGATCGAGTTCCGGCGCGACGCGCCAGACGGGAAACTCCCACCGCAGCGCCATCGGCCCGATCGGCGGCCACGACCGCAGCGCCGCCTCCAGCACGACTGCCTTCGGCGCTTCGTGCGGTCGCAGGATGACGTGCGTGTCGGCGGCCCGGCTCTGGCTCCCAGCCCCTGCTCCGACGTCCGTCACCGATTTGGCCGACTGATTGCCCTTGGTCGTGTGGTGAATGATGGCAAAACAGCAGCCCAGGCGGTCGGCAAGGGCGTCGATGAGGTTGTAGATGCCGGCCATCGTCCCGTTGTCGTTCTCATCCATGCCGCGGGGCATGAAGCGATACGAGGCGTCCAGGATGATCAGGGCGTAGCGGCCGGCCTCCAGCGACTCGAAGTACGGCCGCATGGCGAAGATGTCGCACAGGCGGCCGCGCAGGCTCTCGACCGCGACGCGTTCGCGGAGAACGTCCAGCCCGATGCCCAGGGCCTCCGCGACCTGCGGGATGCGATGGGCGATGGTCTCGCGGTGCAGCTCGTTGTCGATGATCAGAACGTTGCCCGCGACGGTCTCGAAGGTGTCGAGCCAGGGGCGGCCGCTGGCCACGGCCATCGCCAAGGCCAGCACCAGCCAGCTCTTGCCCGTTTTCGGCGGGGCGATCACGTTCATGGTTTCGCCGCGACGCAGCAGGCCGACGATCACCGCCGCCCGCATCTGGAGGCACTCCTGCATGAGCTCGCCAAGCTTCTGCGGCCGTGCCACGGGCGCACCGGCGAAATCCTGCCGGTAATGGTCCTCGACCAGAGCGACGGACACGGCGTCGGGCGCATAGCGGGCGATGCTGGCGGCGATGCGCTCGACCTCGCGATGGTCCAGCGGGGGATGACAACGCTCCACGTTGACCCGCAACAGTGCGGCGAAGATCTCCGTCCGTGACATGCCCACCCGCCGCATCGCCCCGGCCAGGCGGGCCAGCGTGTCGTTGCGCTGGCCTTGGGGGATCGCGTTGGCGTCCGCGCCGTCGCGCACCGTCACCGCGCCGTTCGCGGTGGGCACGGCGTCAAGCAACTCGACGAGCCAGGCGGGCGGTTCGGGGAGCTTGTCGGGCGGGACGCCGAGGCCCTGGTCCTCCAGCCAGCGGTAGCATTTCCCCGCCACGACCGATGGCCCGACCAGGATGTAGCCGCCGTCGGCGCGGGTATCGACGTTCGGAGCGATCTGCCCGGCGGTGTTACGCCATGCGCGGCCCTTCGGCTGGCGGAACAGGTGCTGCCGTCCGCCTCGCGGCGTCAGCGACGTGGGCGCGCAGGCCAGGCCCTGCGATTTGTCCTGATCATCGGCGAGCCAGGAATTGTCCGCGCCGTCGATGTCGACTACGAGCAGGCCGTCGGTGCGGATGGCGACGTTGGCGCTGGGATGCTCCGACCACCACCGTTCGATCTGTTCCTGGTCGGTCGTCGCGTCGAGCAGGCCATGCGCGGTCAGGGGGCACTTGCGCCCGGGGGCGCAGGGGAAGACCGCGTAGCCCAGGTCGGCGTACCACAGCGCGGCGTGGAGCATCCTGTCTGCGTGCGGCCCACAGGCAGACGTGTTTTCGGAATCCATTCCCGGCGCGCTCCTCAGAACGGAACGGAGTCATCCTTTGCCGACCTGTCTGCGTGCGACGCACAGGCAGGCACGTACTCGGGCAACTGCTCCTCCGAATCGAGCCGCGGCGGCTTTTCGCCCAGGCGATGCCCCACCACGCGGTCGAACTTCTCGCCGGCCTTGCGCTCGACGGTGATCGCCAGCGTCGGGGCCAGCGCGCCGGCCTCCGCCAGTTCGACGCCCTCGTCGGCCGACGCCGGCACCGGCTCGTTCGACCGCCGCGACCACCACTGCACGGCCTTCTGGCGCGGAAAGCCCTCGTGCTCGAAGCAGATCCACTCGCTGACGTACTCGTTGAATGCGATTCGATAGTCCACGCGCATGGTCCGCGGCGCATCGGGCGGAGCGCCGCGCTTCACATGCACGGCGTAAAAGACATCCGTGACCTCGTGCTCGGTGCGAGCGGCCTGATCGGACAGAATGCCCTCGCTGCTGGCGGTCGCCTCGTGCTTTTTCCGCTCCGGCGGCGGGAATTCGTGACCGCACTCAGGACAATTGGCGTACCCAGCGGCGATGACGGCGTGGCACTGTGGGCATTCCTTGGCCGGCACCTCGCCGTTGCCGTCCGACGCGGCGTCCGCGATGCGGATCGCGTCCACGGGCCCGTGCCGCAGAACGTTGCCGCCGAAGTCGAGGACGAGGCAGTCGGCCTTGCCGGGGTGAAGGCGGAAGCCGCGACCGACCATCTGGTAATAGAGCCCTGGCGACAGCGTCGGCCGCACCAGCGCCACGCAGTCGATGTTCGGGGCGTCGAAGCCGGTGGTCAGGACGTTGACGTTGCACAGGTACTTCAGCGTCCCTTCGCGGAAGCACTTCAGCAGGTTGTCCCGCTCGAACGGCAGCGTTTCGCCGCAGACGAATCCGCATTCGACCTTGTGGCGCTCGGCGAACACGCGGCAGATGTGCTGGCCGTGCCGCACTCCTGACGCGAAGATCAGGACCGACCTGCGTTCCTGCGTGTGCTCGATAATCTCGCGACAGGCCGACAGGACGAGGTTGTCATCGTCCATGAGGTCCTCGACCTCGCCGGCGATATATTCGCCTCCGCGGACGTGCAACTTCTCGGTGTCGGGCTTGAGCGCGCCAGCCTTGGTGCGAAGCGGGCAGAGATAGCCCTGCACGATCAGCTCGCGGACGCCGATCTCGAAGCACACGGCGTTGAGGATGTTCTCCGGCGCGCAGATCGTGCCGGACTTCATGCGGAACGGCGTGGCCGTCATGCCGATCACCCGCAGATGCGAATTGATCTTTCGGGCGTCCGTCAGGAACGTGCGGTACATCCCCTCGCCATCCGGCGGTATAAGGTGCGCCTCGTCGACGATGACGAGGTCCACCGGCCCGACGTCGCAGGCCTTCTCGTAGATGGACTGGATGCCGGCGATGGTGACGGCGTAGCCCAGGTCGCGGCGCTTCAGGCCCGCCGAGTAAATGCCGACCGGCAGGTCCGGGGCGACCAGGTGCAACTTCTCGGCGGCCTGTTCGAGCAGCTCGCGGACGTGCGCGAGGATCAGCACGCGGCCTTGCCAGAGCTGGACGGCGTCACGGCAGATCGTCGCCATCACCGGCGTCTTGCCGCCGGCGGTCGGGATGACCACGCACGGGTTGTCATCCCGCTCGCGCAGGTGTCGATAGACGGCCTGCACGGCCTCAAGCTGGTAGGGACGCAGTTGCATCATGCCGCCGCCGGTCGTGTCTCGTCGGGCAGGGGAAACAACTCGTGCGGCGCGGCGTACAGCCGGCTGAGCCGCTCACGGTTGAGAAACGCCGACAGCGCCCGCTCGGTCTTGCGGTAGCATTCATGCCGCTCGGCCCGATTGCGGCCGCCCGCCGCTCCGCCCACCAAGAACTGAAAGAGCAGCAGGATCGGCTCGTCGTGCTCGCCGATCGGCCGGCCGGTCGCCAGCACCTCCGCAAAGTGTCGCAGCAGGGCGTGATCGGCCGAATACCAGGCCCGCGACAGAACCGCGCGGATCGTCGCCGTGGCCAGGTTCTTCAGCTTGCCGCCGCCGCGCAGAACCTCCTGCGCGAAGCGCACCGCCTCCAGGTGGCGCGCCAGCAGCCGGCCCTCCTCGCCGGGCGACCGGCGACGGTGGTCGCCCTGGCCGATGAACATGGCCCGCAGCGTGGCCAGGTCGCCGCGCGAGACTTCTCCCAATCCAGCGCTGAGCGTCAGGATCTGGTCGTTGCGGCGGCGCTGGCCGGTGTCGAGCACCTCCATCGCGTCGGAGCGCTCATTGACGAACACGCGCATCGGGACCGTGATGCCCGACAGCACCACCGCCCACAGCCGATGCTGGCCATCCAGCAGCACGCGGTTGTCGCTGAAGGCGATCCCCTGGTGGGTGAGCCGCCAGCGGCCGGCCTTCATCTCGTCGGCCAGGTATTCGACGTGCGAGTCGATCAGCTTGCGGTTGTGCGTGTTGCAGTGAGTCAGCCAGTCGTCGGCGATCTCCGGCGTGAGATCGATGACCAGGTTGTACCGCTCCGTCCGGGAGAACAGTTGTTCGAGTTTCATGCCGCGACTCCTTCCAGATGCTTCTTGAGGAACGTAACCAGGGCGCGGAGATAGTCCGCGTCGAACAGTTCGATCAACGTGCGCGCCCCCATGATTGGGTCATGGGGCATGTTCAGGGCCGTCATCCGGGCCGGTGTGCCGCCGGTGCGGACGGGCTTGAAGGCGTTCTTGGCGATGCCCCCGGCGGGACGACGCCGTTGTCGTGCGCGATACTGCTTCCCGTCGCGACCGAGGTGCGTTGTCGGCGAGGGTGCAACCGTTGCACCCTGAGCCGTCTTGTGCCGTTCCAGAGTCTCGCGGTAGCGTCGCACCATCTCGACGCTCACGCCAACATGCTCGGCGATTGCGGGATTGCCCAGGTCCGGCCGCAGCCTGAGCGCCCGGGCGACCGCCTTGGCCTTGTCCTCGTTGCTCCGCCGCAGACCGTGGGCCTTGTTGGCCGCCACGCTCAGCCAGCGGGCATCCGCCAGCTCGCCGGCGATGACCTCGGCCTTGATCTGCCGGCGATTCAGCCGCCGGTGGGCGAAGAACCGGTGGAACCCGTCCACGAGCCAGTACGTCGCGCCGTAGTGGACGATGGTGATCGGCGGCAACTCCACGCCGGCCTGCATCGCCTCGGCGTATTCCTGCACGATGCCGGGGTTGATGGCCGTGCGCGGCTGGGTGTCGCCGTCGATCCGCACGACCGACATGTCAAGAAGCTGTTCGCTCATACGATCTTCTCCTTCAGTTCCAGGATGGGGACCAGATCGCCGCGTCGTCCGGCGGCTGCTGCCCGGCCGCCAGGTCGCGGATGGTGACCACCACGCGCCCGCCGGGCACGACCTGCGAGCGGTGAATCAGCAGCCAGACGATGCGGCCGTCGTCGGGGAACGCCCCGCCGTGCTGGCACGCGTCGAGCACTGCCTTCAGTAGGTTGTCGATGTCCCGTCGTCGTCGGTCGGGCGGATAGACCTCCACCGAGACGGCCAGCCGGCCGGTCGCCGGCGACAGGCGGTGCGCCGCGAGGATGCGGCCGACCCGCCGCCGGAACTCCCGCCCGGCGCGGCTGATCAGCGTCCGTGGCCCGACGCGGCGGTAGTAGTGATTCACCGAGGGCGGCCACGGCAGCTCGAATGTCACCTGCCTGCGCCCGTCGGCGGGCAGGCAGGCCGGCGTCACCGCTGCCACGGCGCTTTCCCATTGCTGCCCGCCGCTGGTGCTCTCGACGCAGGGGCGTCCTTCTTCGCGTACCCCTTGATGACGTTGCCCATCTCGCCCGTATCCGGCCGCTTCTTCTGGGCCACGGTGATGACCAGCGGCAGGTTGTGCAGCTCGACGCTGTCCTTCGGTGCCATGACGCCGACGGCGCGGCAGATCGCCGACAGCTCCGCGCGGGCGATCTTCACCGTGGTCGCGTTGGGGTTGTCGAGATTGAGCCGGGCCCAGACCAGCCGGCCCTTGTGCTCGCCCTCGAGCACCTGGAACGTCAGCTCGAGGAAGTTGCCGACGCCCGACTTGGTGGGCTTCATCTTGCTGTCAGTGATGACAGCGAGGTACTTGCCGGCGGGGATGGGATCAAACCCCACGGCCGGCTCGACTTCGCTCGCATTGAATCCATTCAGATTGGCCATGACTTACGCTCCTTGCTCAACAGGTTTGTCTTGCGACTTGCCGTACTCCGGCCAGTACACGCGGATCGCCTCCAGCGCGGCGGCCTCCTCGCCCCGGGCGAACGCCGTGTAGATGCGACAGTCCAGCGGGAACTGCTCCGGCAGCCCCAGGCGGTTCTTGGCGACGTGAGCGGGCCGCTCGGCGGTGCGGATGATCCGCTCGCCGGTGCCGATGCCCTGGACGCGCTTGCGGCCGAAGCCCTCGTCGGTGGTCTTGGTGTGAATGCTGTAGGTGGCGAACAGCACCTCGTCGCACCACTCCTGGACCAGGGCCGAGGCCTGCTTGTGCAGGCGCGGCGAGTAGCGGTCGTAGGTGTCGGTCTCCGGGTTGGCGAACTTCTCGATCTGGGCGTGGGCGATCAGGATGATGTGCATCCCGCGGTCGCCGCGCAGCGCATCCAGGTTGGACAACACCGCCCGCCAGTAGGTCAGCGCGAAGATGTAGCCCTTGCCGTAGGGGATGTCCTCGATGGACTCGACGCCGCGATCCTGGCACACCCGCGTCCAGATCAGGCGTTCCAGCCAGTCGAGCGAGTCGAGGACGACGCTGCGATATTCGTGCGCTCCATCGTGCAGCGACGACAGGGCGTCGATCACGTCGCCCAGGGACGTGGCCAGGGGAAATCGTTCGCAGTCGATCCCGCCCAGGCCATCCTCGGTCTGGACGAAGATGGGCCGCTCGGCCATCGCGCCGAAGGTCGATTTGCCGATGCCGTGCGTGCCGTACAGCAGCACGCGCCGCGGCGCGGGTTGCACGCCGCGTTCGATCCGTTCCAGCAGTTTCATGACGATCTCCTTCACAACTTCGGGTCCATGATTCCGGGTCCGGGGCCGGTCAGGCGGTCCCGTTCGCCATCCGTGGCAACGGCGCGCCCGCCGGCCCCGGGCCGGGACTCACAGACGATCTACCACGCGCAGTCCCTCGAACCGGGTGAACCAGTTGCCCGACGCCCGACAGCCGCGAAGCTCCCGCATCGCCTCCTCGTTCTGCGCCCGGGCCTGGTCGAGCACTGCGGCCTCGATCCGCCACGCGCCGACTCGGAACGGCTCGCGCTTCTCAACGGCGATCACGTGAACTGGCAGGACGTGGCCCGACGCGACGGCGATCAGCGCCCGGTAGAACGCAAGCTGGTGGATGTAGCCGAGGGCACGCAGCGCCAGATCAAACGAGTCGATCTCCTCGGTGGTCTTCAGGTCCACGATGCCGACGGCGAGCGCGGGACTGATCCAGTCGATTCGCGCCTGGCAGGCGTGCTCGGCGTAGGTGCAGCGGACGACGCCCTCGGCGACGCCGTCGGCCAGCAGGTCGCGGGCGACGGCGTGCTCGCGAACGGCGGCGGCCATCTGCTCAACCAGCGCCGCGTGCGAATCGCTGAGAACCGGCTTGCTTTGCGTCGCGGCCCACTCCGCGAAGGCCTTCGTTGCGGAGCCGAACGGCTGGCCGGTGCGCGGATTGATCGGCCCGCCGATGGCGTATTCGCGCTCGTAGCGCTGCCGCCCCTCGAGGATCAGCGTGTGCGCCGCCCGGCCGATCACGTACGCCGTCGAATCGCGCTCCGGCACGAGGCCGAGTTCCTTCCGGCGGTACAACTGCGGGCAGCGCCGAAACTCATTCAGCGCGTGGGCCGTGAGGTAGTCCTTGCCCTTGGCGTGGTAGACGTCCGCCGCCTCGCGGATCAGGAAACGGAGATCGATCCTGTCTTTCGTCATGACCGTGCTCCCACGCTTCGGTTGTTCCGCTTGAACCCACTGCGATGGTCGCCGCGCGGCCGCACCGGCACGCCGTCGGCCGACCGCCGGGTGGTTTCGATGCGGTACCGCTCCTCCCATTCGCCGACGTTCAGGCGGTAGCCGCCGATCACGCCGTCTTGCATCACTTCCAGCCGGAGGTCTCGCGCCACGCATTCGAACAGTCCGCTGCTCACGTCAGGTCCTCGCTCTTGCTCCGCGTCAGATGCCTGCCCGTTCGAGAATTCGATCCGCGTCGTCGAGCATCCGCTGTCGCACGCGCGACGTGAGCGTCAGCTCAGGCGGAGATGGATCGGGCTGGGTGGGCGCGGGAGTCGGGTCGGCGGCGGCCAGGGCGTTGAAGAATCGGTTGAGCGCCTCGCGGCTCGTGGCGATGTTGCGGCCCATCCGTACGTACTCGAGCCTCACGCCGCGCAGGCCCTTGCGGCACCAGCGCCACAGCGTCGAGATCGCCGGGCGCTTGCCGTTGACCCGGGGAAGCACCTTGGTCGCCTCGGTCAGGCTCACGAGCGTCTCTCGGTCGATGTCGATTGCCATGCGCGTCGCTCCGATGTCCTCACGAGCAACTATTGCACGGGACCGCTGGACTAGGGGGCGCGCAAGGGGCGCTTAAGGGGCGCGCAAGGGTCGACGTGGGAACGCGTGCCGAATCGGCGCGCGGAGAAGGCCCGGAACGCCTATCGCGCGCCGGGCCTGAAACGGATGCAATGAACGAAATGGACTGTCAGCCGACCTTCAGCATGGCCTCGATGGCCTTCTGCTGGTCGGCTTCGGCGTAGATAGTGGTGATCGCCGCGCTGCGGTGCCCGAGGATGATCCGGGCCGTCTCCAAGCCGAACTCCTTCCGCAGGAACGTCGCCGCGTTGTGGCGAAGTTGATGGGGATGCCAGGACGGGACACCGGCCTTCTTGCACGCGCGGGCGATGGCGATTCGGTATGCCTTGACCTCGTAGAACTCACCAGGCTTGCGTTGCGGCGACTCGCGCCGGTTCGTGCCGGGTCGATTGCCGCATGACATGGGCGTCTTACGCTGTGCGTGCAGGGCAGCGCGGCGTTCAGCCTCGGCCTCGATCGGCGAGAAGCAATAGGCGTCGAGTCGGCGCTGAAGGAACGGCCGCAGGACCTCCTGACCGCGCGGCCCGATGTAGACCTTGCGCTCATGGCCGTGGTGGGCGGTCTTGTGCTGGGCAAGCGTGAACACCCAGATTCGCCCGCTCATGTCGATGTCCACGGGCCGCATGATCGTGATTTCGCCCGCGCGGGCGGCGGTGAAGAGCTGGAGCTGAATCATCGCCCAGACCTGGCGGCTGACGAAGGGGCGAATCGCGTCCACGTGCTCCTGCGACACCGGTCGGACCGGCGCGCTTTCGCGGGCCTCGCTCCGGCCGCGGCGCAGGCCGTCGACCGAAAGCAATGCATGGTATGTCTCACCGGGAATCAGCTCTTCGCTGGCCGCCCACTTGAAGACCCTTTTGATCCGCCCCACGCGGCAATTGATGTTCCGACGACACAGACCCGCGTTGATCATCTTCTGGCGGATGGTTCGAAGGGCCTTCGGGCCGAACTTCACGGCGGACAGGTCTGCGAAAAGCTCGCGCACCGGCTTCATGGCATCGCGGATGTTTTCGAGCTCGCGCGAAACGACGCCGTTCGCGTTGCTGTAGTACTGCTTCGCGTGCAGCCAGTACCTGGCGATCATCTCCTTGACTGTGATGTGCTCCGGAGGCAGGCGCAGTTGCCGACCGTTGGCCAGCCACTCCGCGACCATCGCGTGGTAACGCTGCTTGGCCTCAGGTGCTTCGTGGTAGCCGAGGTAGAAGCGCTTGCCCGACAGCTCCACGTAGGCCTGAAGCGTGGCCTTGTGGATGCGGAACTTGGGGACTCGTTGCGGCAGTTGGGCGTTCACGACCGTCTCCCGAAACGCCGCGTGTAAACTACACGCGGCTTGGCCTCGGTTACGGCCGCTCCGCCCCAAAGGCGGGTCCACGCAACTTGCGTGGTCAGCGTATCTTACGTCAAAAGCGGGCGATGGGATTCGAACCCACGACGTCCAGCTTGGGAAGCTGGCCGCCTCAAGTGTAAGTTGCTATCGGTCAAAATCTTACGACAATACGACACTAACCACCGCCTATTTCCCCGACAGTTGCGACGCTACCGGCAACTTCGCCACTAGTCTTCCTTAGGCTAAGCCGGTCTCCCAAACGCGCCGGCAACCGCGCCAACACCAACACCAAAACACCAAAACCCCCGCTGGCGCTGCCGCTACGCGGGGTTTTGGTTGTGGTGTTGGCGACGTGCTCACGGCCACGAGCTACACCGCCGACGAAGCCTGCATGCTCGCGGACGCCCCGGCCGACATGCGGGCCGCCGTCGAATCCATCAAACGCATGTTCCCCGGGGCCGAGCTGGTAAGCGTCCAGCGCACCGCCCCGGAACCCCCGCCGGCTGACGCTGCGGCGTGGCCCACGGCCGACGATGCCGGGACGTTGCCAGCGGGCGTTGCGGACCTGGCCCGCCAACGCGACGGCTGGACCCCGGCGACGTGGCGGGGGCGGCTGCTGTACCTGGCGGACGCGTGCGCGGCGTTGCACCCGGACCGGGCCGCGGAACTACGACAAGCCGTAGGGGCGCTGACGCCTGCCAAGCGATCGCGCTGAAGTCGCTACGATAGGAAAGGCGGTTGACGTATGGCCAGCAAGCGACAACGACCGAAGGGCCTTGGAACCCTCTACCGGCGCTCCCCGCGGGGGGCGTGGCTGGCCCGCTGGCATGACCACAACGGCCGCCGGCGGGAAATCTCGACACGCACAACCGACAAGGCCGTAGCCGAACGGATTCTGGCGAAGCACGTCGCCGATGCAGCGGTCCGGCGGGCGGGAATAATCGACGTTGTGCAGGATCGCTACATCGAGGAATCGCGGAAGACGCTGGCCGAGCATATCGCCGAGTATGACGACTTCCTACGCGTCCATATCAGCCGGAAAACCGGCTTCCCCGCGACGCCTGAACATCGTGCGAACCGACGGCAGCATCTAAGGGCCGTGGCGACCGCGTGCGAATGGTCGAAGCTTGAGGACCTGAACCGTTCAAAGCTGGAAGCATGGCTGGCCGATCGGGAAGCCGCGGGCATGTCGCCCCGGACGCGGAATACGTACGCGTTGAGCTGGTGCGCGTTCGCTAACTGGTGCGTTGATACTGGCCGGCTGGCGGTGAATCCGTTCGCGCGGCTGGGCCGAGCGAATGAGCGGGCCGACCGGCGGCGCCATCGTCGAGCACTGGCCGTTGATGAGCTACGCGGGCTGATCGAGGCCGCCCGCCGGCGGCCGCTGGCCGAGTATGGCCGCCCGCCCGTCAAAGTGCCGCAGAGGGAAGGCGATCCGAAGAAGCGTTCATCCTGGACATATGAGGCGGTGACGCCTGAGAACATCGCGGAGTGTGAGGCGAAGGCCCGCGAACGACTCAAGGGGCGGCCGGAGCGGCTCGCAAAGCTTGAGGCGCTCGGCCGCCGGCGGGCGTTGACCTATAAGGCGATGGTCCTAACGGGGCTGCGGTTGAATGAACTGCGCTCGCTGAAGATCAACGACGCGACGCTGGACAGCGCGGCGCCATACGTCACGCTACGGCCAGAACACGAGAAGGCCCGACGTGGGGCGGATATCCTTCTACGGGCCGATCTGGCCAGCGACCTATGCGAACACCTGGACGAACGGTTGCAGGATGCCCGGCGCGCCGCGCTCCTCAAGCGGCAACCCGTCCCCGCTCGGCTGCCGGCGGATGCGCCGCTGCTGGCGGTTTCGAGCGACGTTCTACGCGTCCTGGACCTGGACCTTGTGGCGGCAGGCCTGGCCCGGCGTATCCGCGGGATGGACAGACAAGGGAAGCCGGCCTGGAAGATCGATAAGCGCGACGAGCGCGGCCGCACCTTCGACATGCACGCCTTCCGCACCACGTTCAATTCGCTTCTGGCGGCCGCGGGCGTCCCGCTCACAGCGCGGCGCCTGCTGATGCGGCACGCGGCCGAAGGCGTCACGGATGAGCACTACGCCGACGCCAAGCTGATCGACCTGCGCGGGGCACTGGATCGACTGCCAGCGCTCCCGCTGGCCGGTAAGCCCGAGCGGCAGGCGCAGAGCGCCACGGGCACGGACGACGCGAGCGCGGCCGCTGATGTTAGGGAAAGGTTTGTCCGCCTATTCCCCCGACAGTTGCAGCGCGACTTGGTGCGATTCGGTGCCGAAGCGAACGATGACGCAATCGCGACGACGTCGCGAAGCGATGCGCATAACTCGTTGTCAAAGCGGGAACAATGCGACGACGTGCGACCCAATGCGACGGGGGACGGAATAGCGGGCGATGGGATTCGAACCCACGACGTCCAGCTTGGGAAGCTGGCATTCTACCACTGA